CTGACGAAGGACGTTCATGTCAAACACGTTCGCCAGTTCTTCGCCCATTTTGCTCGAGTATACACCACGCACATCGTAATGATTCATCAGTTCATCAAGCTGGGCAAGGAACGCATGGGAAACGAGCAGACCATCCAGTTCGATGACCTGTTCCGCATGGTTGACCTGCTTACCCAGAAGCTGTTCGCCCGGAGTGTGGTACTCGGACCCGATGTTACCCACGAGCGGGAATTGCTACAGTTTGCCTCCGTTACCGGAGGTGTCGGACTGTCCCTTAACCCAATCGACAGCACGTTCAATTGCTGTCGGATCGTCTTGGAGCATTCCTATCGCACGGTTACAGTTGTGACATAATAGACCCCGGATTTCTCCGGTTTTATGGTCATGGTCAACACAGAACCTTTTGTATCTTTTGGAATAAATACGTCTGCGACAGATTCCACAACGACCATCCTGTTTATGGTAGAGATCCCAATATTCTTTATTCGTAATCCCCAGAATTTTCTCTCGTTGAGTGATAATTCTACAGGATTTACAAGTGGTATCACGTCTTCCATTACGGTCCTTCTTGTAGAAGTCTTTCGATTCTTTGGATTTACCACATACACTACAGGATTTTATGGGTTCTCCGTGTCCAGTCTCTACACCTTCGTGCGTACTGCACAGGCTTGGCTCGGGATTGTCCTCTGGGAGTTTATTTGAGGAGTTCCCCGAATTTACGGAGTATTTATAGTCGGCCCAATTCATTCCGTTAAGCCGACTTCCCATGACTGATGTTTCGTACGTAATGCCGACCATCCATAATGGTCTTCTGTTCAAACTTAGCGAGGACTTCGCCGCTAAAGATCTTCAGGAACAGCGCAAGGTTATCCCCGGACTGATTTTCCTGACCCAAGCGGCTCGGAGTTGCGTTACTCATTTTACTTCTTAAGTCTCCTTTTTTGTATTTGGTGTAATTTCCTTTGGTTGNCCTTCTGTCACGAAATCGCGCACCTNAAGGGTGTCCGCTCGTCTCGGTGTCCTCGGAACCGATAGTCGGGCCTTTTGTGTCTCTTTCGTATTGGAAGGGATAGAGGGTTTTTAGCTACACGCTCGGACAACCCTCCAGAACCTCCGTTGTTTCGATGTGTGGCACAACGGTAAGCCTACTTAGCTCACCTTAATTAAGGTGGCACTCCAGGTCGAAACCTCGGAGGGAACTTCCGATATCAAACCGGAATTTTAGATTACTGAGGAATTCCTGACTTTCTCCTGAACTCTTGCTCGGAACGCAGGGTCTTTCGAATACTTCGGGTCTTTCATGTCAGCCAGCATTTCTTCTTTTGACTGATAACCCGGAGATCCGGAAGATCCACCCCGGTCCCCTTCGAGCAAGTTCCCGCCGGGAGAACTCGTTTGATGGGCTTGCTGTACAGCTTGAACCGCGAGTTTCGCTCGTGCTTTACTTCCGGAACTCACGGCATCGTTGAACTCTTTGATTTCCTCGTTCGAGAGATTCTTCGAAGCCCAATCGACCATCGCGGCATAATTCTCCTGTCCACCCGCGACATCGAAAATCTCGTTCTGATATTGCTGTGCCTGTAGTTTCTGACCCTCGATGTAATTATCGACCATCTGCTTCGGGAAAACTTCCGTCAGCTTGTCGTAAGATTCTTGTGACAGTTCCCCGTTCTCGAGAAACTCCTGTTCGAATTCCTCGATATTTAGGTCGTTCTTCTCAAGGGTCTTTTTGGTTTCCTCACGGCTTTCTTCACCGGTATTGTCAGTCTGGATTTTCATCCCGTCCGGTTCTTTTGTCTCTTCTTCTTCTTTCGTCGAAGTCTCGAACGGGTTCTTACCAGATTCGAGGGTCTTGTAGATCTGCTCGAGGTCACCACCCTGCTTCTTCAACAGTTCGAGTGTACCTTTTTCAAGATCCTCCTGAGTCTTGTATTTACCGGCAATCAGTTGTTCTTCCTGTTGTCCGGTTCGTTCGCCAGTATTTTGGTCGATATTCTGTTGATGGGAATCGTCCCTCGGGTTCGAGGTTCGATCCTCATTACCGACCTGTACGCTTGCACTTTCACCCATAATTATCGATACACCGTAAGCTTGTCATTCTTCTTGGCGGTTTCTTTACCGGCCTTGTTGGGTTTCGTCTTTTTCGCCGGTGTTTTATTTTTCGTTGAAGTCGTCTTCTTCGACGCGGTCGTCTGGTTGTACTCCGACAGATTTTTCATTTCTTCAGGTTCACCACTTGTCGCTTTCGTCTCTTCCGTCATATTGGTTGTCCTCCTCCTTCTTGTTGTTGATTTACCATGCCTTTAGCCATTTCCCCGGCGACCGGTCCTGTGGCTTGTTGTGCCATCTGTGCCTGTCGCTCCTGTTCGATCTCCTGTTGAACCTGTTGTTCGGATTTAATGAGTCCATCCGTATCGATGCCGATATTGATTGCGGCACGTTTGATATACTCACCGGCATTGACCCACCTTGCGGCGACTTCCGGTCCGAAAGTTTCCGTCACATCCATTAAGAACGCACGAAGCTTCTGTTGCTCGTGATTTCTTCCCAATGCCTCAAGACCTGTCGTAATAACAGGTTGGATCGTCCCCTCGGGAAGTCTCGGGAACGCATCACCCTCGAGCCGGTTCAAGACCAAACGTACGAGCGGTGTCTGTAGATCCTGTGACATCATACTGTAGACACCACCCAAGACATCCTCGAGTTCCTGTGCCATATACCGGATCTCTTCTGCCGTTACTCGCTCGGCCTGGCGTTGGACCGACTGTCGCATCAGGAATGCTTCGGATAGTCTCTGTTCAATCGCTTGGATCATTTGAAGTGCGGTCGAGAAATCGTTTGCCTTTTCGACTCGAAGGACCGTAACATCTTCCTCGCGACCGTACTTGAAGTCCATGTTCTTTGCTTTCGAAAGATCGACCGGCCTGGTGACACCGTTCGGATCACACAGGAACACGACTTTGGCTGAACCCAAGGAACCTTCAACCATTGCTTTCGTAAGGTTGTCCAAGGCCGCAAGGTCTCCCAAGTATTCTTCGACCGGACCTCTACCGTAATCACCGTCCTGAGACCACCGAAGCACAAGCCACGGAAGTTTGTCATGGTCATATTCGGCGTTACGGTCCTGAAGCGTGTAATCCTCGACTGCCTGGGTTACGTTGAACTTTTTCTTGTCTGTCGTAGACCGAAGAATACGAGTGTAAAGGTCAACTTCCGTATCTGAGTCATACTCTTTGCCGACTTGTGCCGCGAGGGTTCGCTTGACATCCTCGGGGAGAGCCGCAAAGGAAATCTTCTCGTTGATTATCAGTTCCACGAGGTTTCCGGTCGCATCCCGGACGACCACGTACTGGTCCAGACGAAATACTTTCGCACCATAGCCTTTCTTGTGCCACGGATGATGGGGATCTTTGTTTGACTTATCCGGAACGTAGACACATACGTTGCCGGTCGTAACATACTGGCGAATACCCGCGAACAAGGGAGTGCGTATACCCTTGTTCTCGATGTGGTCCATAATCATGGACTCAATGTTTGCGAGACCTGACATGATATCAGCTTCGGATACTTCTTCCATTGCCGTCTGTCGGATCTCCTGTTCCATTTCGGCAGACAACGAAAGCTTAAAGAAAGTCGAGCCTGGGGGAAGGACGGTCATCCAAAGTTTAGACGACAGGTTGTTGACCGCTCGTGCGCCAAACCCCTGATTCGGATAGGGAATCTCACGGTTGTGGTCGTGGCCTTCTTCAGGTAACAGGTGGGGGATCGTAAGTTTCGCGCAATTCCGCGCCCGATTCAAATGAGTTGTTCGTTGACTGTGAAGAGCCTCATATCGGGCCTTGATATCGATGTCAGACATTACTGCGGTACTCTAACTCCTGTTTGTCCACCTTCACCACCGCCCAGCGGAATCGTAAGGCCTCGTACGCCCATACCACGTTGCCTTAAGGTTTCATCTTCCATGTCCGGTCGCATTTTCAGCGCACCTGGGCCGGTCCCTTCGGACTCACGTCTACGTTGGGCCGCACGGTATTTCTTCATCCGTTCTTCAGCTTCCCTCTGTTGACTTTTCATCTCCCGTTCCTGTCTGCGCTGTTGGATTGCTCCCGCACCTAAAACCATCGTAGTCATAGCGATAGTTGACGGTTCACACATCTTAAGTCTCCTTTACTTTGTATTCTTCCTGTTGTCGTTCCAGAAGAAGCTTGAGGTTCCGTACGAGTTCACGTTTCCCTGCGTAAGTCCATATCTCCCTTTCGGTCATGGAAGTATTAGGACATCGCTCGGGATAATATTCGTTCAGAAGTGTAATCAAGTCTTTGGAATAAGTGGGTATATGTTGCATACTTATGTCCTCCGTAAGTTAAACCTATCGTTACTACTCAATATACTGTAGTGTAAACGATAGGTGAGTCTTACGTACTCTTACGTTAATCTCAAGATATACGTAAGTATCTCAAGTTATTTCCTTCCTCGGGCTTTTCTTGTGCAACCAGAAGTAAAACCCGCGTCATTCGGACGTTTCCGACGAGTTTTTCGGAGGTGTCCAAAGGATAGGTTTTTGGTTTTTTTCGTCCCAATCTTCAACCCTCAAGATCCGCGCTACTCGGGCCTGTGTGAGCACATACGATTCTTCCAAACCTTTTTTCGCGTAAGCATCGACGATGGTTGCCCAGATATCCTCTTCCGGTTCGTCCCAGACTTGGTGGATCAACTTGGTTGCTCGTTTCTCACCAATACCGGGACATCCGGAGAACCCATCAACGGGATCGCCCATCAACACTTGTTTCCAGAAGAAGAAATTCGCGGACTCGAGATCCACGAACTCAGGTTCATCCATCTTGTCCCAGTTGAAATACCAACCGGGGATCTGGATGAGATCTTTGTCGATACTCGCGATGACGTATTTGTTCGGGCGTTTCGTTGACATGATGCCTAAACAATCGTCAGCTTCCAAGACATCCTTCTGGAATATCATATAATTATTCACAAGTTCCTCGCGTAGCCGCTCCATCAACAGCGGTTTCACCTTGTCCTTGCGATTGTGTTTGTATGTCGGGAGTATCTCGTATCGAAAGATGGACTTGGAGGGTCCAGAAAGGCAGATTCGGACTGACGAACAGCTACAGTCAAACTTTAGCCGCTCCAGAAATTCGTGGAGTTCCTCGATAGTTTCATCCGCATCCGGAATGAAATTCGTAAGATCTCCATCACCATCCCAATCGAAATCTTCCTGTCCCCTCCATCCAAAGCGATACAAGAGAACATCCCCGTCTACGAGGAGTCGCATTCTTCTTTCTCCAGTTTTATAAGATATACTTCGAGGTCTTTAATAAGCCTCGCTACCTGAGACCATTCTCGTTCCAAAGGGATACAGGACCATTGATATCCGTTGTGTGTAACACAGACATTCACACGTTCCCCTCGGTCTTCTTCTATTCGTACTTCAAAAGACATACATCACCCCCTCTTCAGGATTTCTTTCAGGGCATTGCGTCTCAGACGTGCTTCTTTCGTACCCCAGATCTCTTTCGCCTTTTTAGATCGCCACCACTTAATTGTTTTGACGGTATCCTTATGCGAGTGTAATCGTCGTACGATCCTCGCCCAATCGAGAAATGGGTTCGTTTGTATTTCTTCTTGTTCTTTCGTTTTGCTCGACATTATTAACCACCTCCTGTATTCCCACTATAAGTTCAAGTTTCCAAATCTCATCGTGGTCCATTATCCAGAAATTGTCGCCCCTAATCATTTTTTATATATATCGTTAACGAAAATATAAGGATGACCAGAAAGACAATCGCCGGTATCCATGTGGGACTCAAGACCCACCACCACGACCAATCGATGTATTCAGCCAACTTCAGTCCAATAAAAAGTACGGTCAACAGTTGTAGTAGCTTCATACGTCACATCCTCCTCCGGCACATGCCAACTCTTGTGCGCCGGTCGTTTTGTCTGTTGATTCGTAAGCCGGGAACTGGGACCAATCGATCTCTGGGAATCCTTGACAAGCCATCGAATACACCTCTTCCGTAATTTCTTCGTACGGCATCAGTTGGAAGTGTCCACCGTCTGCCGGAAGCATCGTAATACCACCAATGATGTCCCATTCGTTCCAGATCCACGACATGACCTTAGGCCATTCGTTCTCGTTAACGTGAATAGTTACGGATGGGTTATGGTCGGTGTAAAATTTTTTCAACTTTTTCCACCAGTTCAACTGTGCGATAGCTGTCATGTCTTCCGTGACAGTCGCCCCTGGTGAAGCTTTCATCGGAAAGTGAAATACCACCGTTCGACAGGTTTCCCATTGTTCCCCGTTCTCCGGACTTGCCAGAACGCCTTGGTCAATCAAGAATTGAGCA